GGCGTTGAGAATGCCGATTTAGTTGCCAAGTCCACGGGTGGAGGTGGTGCTTCTTGGGGAACTATTACGGGAACGTTAAGCAGTCAAACCGATTTGCAGAACGCCTTGGATGCGAAAGTTCCTTACACGGGAGCGACGCAAAACGTTGATCTTGGAACGTACAACATAACTGCCGATCAAGTCAATTTGAACGTAACACCTACGGGAACGTTAGCCGTTGGTGGAACGCAATGGAATAACACGATTGGAAGTTCAGAAACACTTTTGAAAGGTGGTTCAGTTACGTTGAAGAATGGCGTTGATTTAGTCGCACGGGTGGTGAATAAGGTAAACCCAAACACCACACTAACCAAGGCATCCTATCAGGTTGTGAAGGTAGCGGGTGCGCAAGGTCAACGATTAGCGGTTGAGTTAGCCAGAGCAAACAACGACCTAAATTCAGCCGATACGCTCGGGATGGTAATTGAAACCATTGCACCGAATCAGGAAGGGTTTATTCTAACCGTTGGACAAATCGAAGGCATCAATACCACGGGAAGCTTACAAGGTGAAACGTGGACGGATGGGGACGTATTGTATCTAAGCCCAACAACTGCGGGACGGATTACGAATGTGAAGCCAAACGGATTGACGGGGCACATCGTGGTTATCGGTTACGTTGAATACGCCCACGCCAATAACGGGAAGATTTACGTTAAGATTATGAACGGGTGGGAGTTAGCGGAACTTCACGACGTTTATATAGATCCCGCCACGTTAGCCAATAACGATGCGTTGATTTACGATAGCACTGCACAACTTTGGGAAAACACACCACTAACCAAATCACTCGTTGGACTTGGAAACGTAGATAATACAAGCGATGCAAATAAGCCAATAAGCACGGCTACACAAACGGCTTTAAACCGAATTACAAGCCTTTTCCAAGACGTTAGCCAATTAAGTACCACATCAACCACTGCGGTAACTTTAACAACATTTACGGTGGCTTCTGCAAACATTCCAGTCGGTGGTGTAATTCGTATTTCGGGAGTAATGGAACGAACCGCAGGAACGGGAAATACAACGGTAGGAATTAACGTTAATTCAGGAGGTGCGAGGTATTTGCAATCCACAGGAACTAACTCGCAGTTTGAAATTATTGTTTGCAAAACAACATCTACAAACGTTCGATACGGGTTAGGGGCATCGAATACAACGGGAAACTCATTTTCAGGACACAATTCAACAACCATTTCAGTTGCACAAGATGGAAGCGGTAATTTTGCTATTGCATTTCTTGGGTTAGTTGGAACGGCAGGGGCTACGTTAACCGTTCAATTTGTTAAAGGTAATTTGTTATGAAGTATTTAGTTATTTATGATAACACCAACCATTTCTTTGAGGACTTTGAAACCGCAAAAGCGGAGTTCGAAGCGCATGGAGGTTTGTTTTTAGAAGAAAAAGTACCAAACGTATATGAAGCAGTTACTACATGATTTAGGTATTAACCTCGGCTTATCATTTGCAGGCTTTGCAGGTTCGCTCGTAATGATCGGAAAGAAAGAATTTTCGTGGAAGAAAGCGTTGGTGAGTATTCCGAGTGGTGTGTTTTCTGCAAACTACCTTACCCCGATCGTGGTGGATGCGTTAGGTATGCAACAAGGTTCAGCGGAATACGGCATTGCTTTTATTATGGGCTACCTTGGATTGAAAGGAACTGAAATTTTTGCAACTAAATTTATCAATAATGAAAAATCTAAAAAACCTGATGCCTAAAAAGGCAAGTGAAATGACCGTATATGAAAGAGCGACGGCCGAAACCCCACCTTTTTTTAAGAAACTGCGGACTATTGGTATTGTGGTTGGTGTGGTCGGGGGTGCTTTGGCTACTGCGCCAATTTCGCTTCCTGCCTCGATTGTAGCTTTGAGCGGCTATTTGATCACTGCGGGGACAATTATTACTACTGTTTCGCAAATAACTGTTGACGAAGGAAAATAAAGTTGTATATTTGTAGCGCAAGCCACGTTTTTTGCGTTGTTTTCGTAGTTTAATTTTTGGTTGAACCCCTGAGAAATCGGGGGTTTTTTTATGCGTTCAAAAAAAAAGTTTCATTTTTTTTCGTAAAAAGTTTGCACAATTAAATTTTACTCCTTTACTTTGTAGAACCAAAGAGAAACAAACTAAAAAACAAAGCAATGAAAACACAAGAATTCACCACAATCGCAACCAACAAATTAAACACAATCTCAACTGCTGATTTAATCGTTGAGGTTAAGAAATTGGTAAATGATTTTTCAAATAGTGCAGAATTAGTATTCAATGTTGCAATGGATATTTTGATGGAAAGAATGCCTGAGAATGAATTTGTTGAACTTTGTAATTCACTATAAAAAAACGGGGGGTGCGCATCCGTAACGCACAAACAAACCAAAAAACAAAATGAACAAAACGCAAACAACCATTTGGGGAATCGTAACGCTTTACGTTTTCCTTCTAACAAAAAACCCATTCACACTTATTTATATGGTGTTTATCGGGGCTTACATTTCAAAAAGAATTCAAACCAAAAAATCAAAATAATATGAAAACAATGAACGACAAAATGTTTCCAGTTGACGCATTGCGCTTTTGGAAATTAGCACCCGACACTATTTCCTGCGGTTGGGACATCTTTATTGGCCACGCACATTCTGAGAATATGTGCGACCCCGTAAGCCATTACATTTTCAAAGATGTTACTGAAATCTTCAAACACCTTCGAGGATACATCGATCACGAAGACCGCCACGTTGGGGAACTGCTTAACGAGGTAATCCGATGGGACTTAAAAAATTCAGAGTTGTGCGTTACCGATGCAAGTTTCAGCGAGCAAATTGGAATCGGTGTAGCGATCAGCTTTAAAATGAATTTCAACACGGTAGAAAATTATTCAGTCATATTTAGTTATTTCAAATAATGCGAGAAATTAAACAAATCAAACGGGGGCGAAAACCTGCTCGCCCCTTGGTTTCCACGGCCTTAGCGCAACGATGGGAGCAAGTGAGAAACGAACGGAAAATATCCGTACATCGATTACCAGTTAGCCCACCGACTTACCGAAAGGTAATTAACACGGGATACTGCGATCAACAAACATTGGTAAAACTAACTAAATTCTTTTTATGAAACAAACCGCAGTAGAATGGTTTTATGACCAAATAACGAGAACGTATTGGGATTATCTGACCACTGAAAGACAAAATGAATTATTTCAACAAGCCAAAGAAATGGAGAAGGAGCAGACACTTGTAGATTATTCGTGTGGCGCAAGGGACGCTATATTAAACATTGACTTTGTTGATGCAGTTAAATACTACAACGAAACATTTAAAAAATGAATATTAGCAAACACATAACACTAACCGAAGCCACAAAGAGCAACACGGCCACACGTTTGGGAATCAACAACACACCAAACGAAGCAACCATTGAAACCATGAAGCTAACCGCTGAAAAGGTATTCGAGCCATTACGGGAAATACTTGGCGCAATCCGAGTTTCAAGTTTCTACCGTTCACCTGACCTTAATCGTGCTATTGGTGGAAGCAGATCAAGCCAACACTGCAAAGGTGAAGCAATCGATATGCAAGCGTTGAACACATCCAACTTCCAACTATTCGAAGAAGCGTGTAAGCTACCCGATTTTGACCAAATTATTTGGGAGTTCGGCACGAAGCAAGAGCCTGACTGGGTGCATATCAGTTACGCAAAGACGGGAAACCGCAAACAAATTTTACGTGCAACCAAGATCGGAAACCGCACCGCCTACGTGCCATATCGCAAAGACTAAAAAAATAGTTTGCACAATTAACTTTCATTTGTATATTTGTGAACCAAAACAAAATTATGGAAAACATCAAAAACTTGGCGAAAGCTTTGGTTAAAGCAACCGCCCAAATCGAAGGTGCTACAAAAGACAGTACCAACCCACACTTCCGAAACAAGTACGCAGACCTTGCGAGCGTTACGGATGCAATCAAGAAACCGCTTAACGAGAACGGTTTGACCTACTCCCAAATCATTCACCGCTTGGAAGGTGGCGTTGGCGTAGAAACGCTTATCATTCACGAATCGGGTGAAACTATGAGCAACGGCATTACGTTCGTTCCTGCGCCTAAAAACGATCCACACGGGTACGGTAGTGCACTTACTTACGCACGCCGATATTCCCTTTCAGCTTGCTTCGGTGTTATCCAAGAAGATGACGATGCAAATGGTGCTACCAACCTTCGTACAACGGGCGATATTAACAAGGTTCAGAGCAAAAAAGAAGCTGCTCCAAAGTTCGCAAAGGCGGATGAACTGCAACCATTCACGGCTGAAAAGTACGCAAAGCTTTTAGAACTTCACGAAACCGACCCTGAACTATGTAAGAAGTTAGAAGCGCATTATCGCATCACGTCTGAAATCAAGGCACAATTCAAAAAAGATACTGGAAAGGATTGGACATGACACACGAAGATAAAATCAAAGTGATCAGGGAACTTTACTCAAACATTAAAAACTGCGACCTTGCAAAGATGCTCGACATGACTCCCGCATTAATTCTTTACTATGCTCGAAAGTACAACCTCAAAAAAGAAGGTGATTTTCTCGAAGATCAAATGAGACGAAGCGTTGCTAAAATGAGAGAAGTAAGAAGATTGCAAAATGAACAATTTAACATTTTAAGAGAAAAAGAATTGACGTATTGGGAGCGAGTAAAGGAATTCAGAAAACAACAATTCGAAACCCACGGACGCTTCCACCCATTCTACAAACTTCAAATTAAAACGCAAGCAAATGGATAATATCATAACCCAATCAAACAACCTGCTTTCTTCTGTTACTGGAAGGGAGCAGGTGGAATTGATGCACCAAGAATTCCGCATTCAAATCGAAGAGGGTAATATCAACCCGTTAGAGTTTGCAATCAAAGCACGCATGATTATTAAGGCATTAGAACAGACTTTGACCGATACGCAGTACCTTGCAATCAACGAACAAGAAAAGCACGGGAAAACGGCCGAAATGTTTGGAGCGGTGGCGACTACTTCCGAAATGGGTGTGAAGTACGACTACGAAAGTTGCAACGACATTGAATGGATTATTTTGAAGGAGAACGTAGAACGTACAACCGAAATGCTGAAAGCCCGTGAGAAGTGGTTACGATCACTAACCAAGCCCGAAAACATCGTGGATGCAAACGGGGAAATAATTACTATTACCCCACCAATCAAAAGAAGTACAACAACCTTAAAAGTAACAATGAAATGAGAACAAGCCCACAACAACTAATCGACTTCATTCAAGGTATCAAACTTAAAGCCATGGAAGTACACGTTAACGCTGAATACACCGCAAAGAAAATTGACCTTTCAAGGGTATCAAGGTTTGATATTTTAAACCATCGGATGCAACGGTTGTACCGCTTGCGTTCCCAGTGCATCGAGCACAAAGACTTTTTCAAGGCACTCCAAGCCATGCACCTGATCAATCGTGTTGGCTTTGAACTTTCAAAAACATACAACTATACTGCACTATGAACTACCCCGACCCAACAAAAGAACAGTTAGCGATTACCCGAGCCGTGGTGTTGATGCAAGCCCTTGCAGAAACCTTGGATGACCTCAAACGCACCAAGGCCTACCGTCAATCGTTAAAGAACCGATTGAACCTTTTAGAGCAGGACCTATCAATTTACCTCAACACGCTTTCCGTAGCGTTTTGGGGTGAGGATGAAGAGTTAATGATGCAAATAAGCCGAGGTATTGATGCTGTTACAGGTGCGCTCGCAACGTGGCATCCTGCACAAATGGCCGTACTGGAAGACGTGCTAAATCAAATCGAAGAACAATTTAATCAAACACAAAATGAAATATCAGAAACCACAGAACAAACAGGATATTGAATCCCTAAAATGGAAAATGTCATACCTTGAAAACCAATTAACGGGGCAACTATGCGACGAAGAAATGGTATTACGTCAGGAAATTAGCGAAATTAAGCAACTGCTTCGCTCGGTTGAATACCCAGAACGCCCGACCGATTCAAGCTTTGAATGTTTTGGTTGTGGGAGTTAAATTTGTTTTGTATATTTGAAGCAGAAACAAAAGCAAATTAGCGGATTTGCCTTTTAATAAAACCTAATAACCCTGCCTTGGACGTGTACCGCTATACACCCCTCGGTGGGGTTTATTTTTACCATGACTGGTTACTTTTAACGTTGTTGAACTTGATTTGAGCGGTGGAGTAATGGTTACAATTTCTCCGTTTCCATCCACTAAGTTTTCGGGTTTGGTCAGTGATCGCAACCACTTCTCCCGTGCTTTCAGCATTTCGTTTGCACGTTCTACGTTTTCCTTTAATATCACCCATTCAACGTCGTTACAAGAAGCGTAATCGTATTTCGTGCCTGCTTCAAATGTTTCCGCCACTGCGCCAAACATTTCAGCCGTTCTCCCGTACTTTGCTTGCTCGGTTAGTGCTAAGTCCTTGGTGTTGCTCAACGTTTCTTCCAAAGCCTTAATTAGCATCTTAGCACGAATGGCAAACTCTAACGGGTTGGTGTAGCCTTCCTCGATTTGGGTGGTGAATCCCTCGGTTAACGCTCGCACTTGGAGTTTCCCGGTAACCCCTTGCAGGAGTTGTTCTGTTTGGTTAATCAGTTTCATTTTGGTTTTGTTTATAGATTTTTTTGGTTGCTTCAAAAAATGGGTGGTTGAATCGACGTATTGGCGTTTCCTCTTTGTATTGCTTCACCAACTCCCAGTAAGGCGTTTGGGAAACAATGTAACGGTGATGCCTTCCACGTTCAACTATTGCAGGTATAATGATACCCTCATTCTTCAC